CGCTACGAGTAGTTTGAGTGGCAGATACAATCGGAAGGTTCGCCTCAACTGCGAGACCCCGTAATTCTTCTGCGATTGCTTTGATGTATGAGTATGAATTGACATTACTTCCTGCTCTATATCGTGATGAGGCACATATATTAAGATAATCTACAAATATTATATCAGGTTTGAATGACTTTTTCAATGCTAACTCTTGTAGCAATGCTTTGAAATGACCACTATGTGCAGACGCAGTAGGGTACTCTTTAATAATAAGAGTACCTTGTGTTTTCTTCGCAAGATCAGTAACCTTACTATCAAACATTACTTTAGGAAGATCTGTTATATCTTGTATTGGGACATTAAGTAAATTTGCATCAATCCTTTCCGCAATCTTTTCCTCTGCCATTTCGAGAGTGATGTATAAGACGTTTTTACCTTGGAGTAAGACTGAGCTTGCCACATGACACATGAATAAAGACTTTCCAACACCTGTGCCAGCAAGAGCAATGTTGAGAGTTTTATTCGGTAACCCTCCTTTCGTAATTTTGTCAAAGTACTCAAGGTCGAACGGGATCTTATCCTCCTTCCTGTGGTACGTTTCATATCTTTCTTCATAGTCTGTTAAGTAATCATGTCCTACATTAGTATCGAAAGACACAGCCAGAGCATCACTGAGAATAGTAGGAATAGCATCCCTTCCTTGAGTGTCATCCTTTCCATCTGCTAACTGAATAGACTCCATCAATGCCAAATATATAGCACGATCACGACACCATTTTTCTGTTGTATCAACCAACCAATTAAATTCAGAAGGTTCATCCTCTAAGTAACTAATTAACTTAGTTATTTCTTGAAATTCATCTCCATTAATATCTTGACGTTTCTCTGTTTCAATACAAAGAACTTCCTTTGTAGCAGGTTTATTATAATCCTGCACAAATTTAGATATCTCCTCATATACTATACGTTGATTACGATCTTCAAAATAATCCCCTTTAATAAATGGGATAACTTTGCGAACATATTCTTCATTATATAAAAGGTTTCTAAGAATTAGAAACTCAACTTTATCCATAACTAAATTCTTGTTGTGCAATCTCATCAAGAGCTTGCATTACTTCAGGCGTAAAGTATTCTTCTGGGTTAGCAAGTATTTGTTTAGCATATATCTTCTTACCATTCATCTCATATCTACCAGCAACATTCTTCCACAGTCCTCCAATCTCCCCTAATTCTAGGAGACCATAATACTTATCAAGACCACGCTCATCATAATAAAGACGTATCTCTACAGTTTTATTTTCCTTACTTAAACGTGATTTGTGAGTCTTTGCTTTGATAATGTTTCCAATGACTTCTTTTCCATCTTTTTCTTTCTTCTTGCTAAGATAAATGATTGTACTCGCTGCATATTTGAGTCCACTACCTCCCCCCATTTCTTTTGTTGGA